CAATCTATTGACAAGTTTAGTTGGGGGGTTGCTGACCGAGGTGCATCAATCAGAGTTCCATTGTCTACATCAAAAGAATGGAAGGGTTATGTTGAAGACCGTAGACCGGCATCAAATGGTGACCCATATAAAATTGTTGGTATCATATCCGAAACTCTGGACTTTGCATTAACTCTTGATAAGATTATTCATAATATGAATACTAAAGTTGATACTCAAAAATCACCACTTAAAGATATTATGGAACAACATCAATTCGAAGAGTCTGAAAATAAAAGTGGTTCAATTTATAACGATTAATATATGAGTGAACAAGTAAATCACCCTCAACATTATGGGGGAAAGAATAATCCATATGAAGCAATAAAAGTTATTGAAGCTTGGGACTTAGGATTTAATCTTGGGAATACTGTAAAATATATTTCAAGGGCAGGTAAAAAGGGGACTGACAAGGAACTTCAAGATTTGAATAAAGCTCTATGGTATCTCAACCGTGAGGTTCAGAATAAAAGTGGAAATGGTGATAAACCTCATCGTAGACTGATAATCCATAACCCAACAAATGACAAAACTCGATACTATCGTAATTACAATTTATTTTGGGATGAGTTAACCCAAGAACTATCAGAACGATATGAGGTTATTGAGAACAGGCATTTTGAGAATGCTCACTTTGACAGACAAGAAATTAAATTAAAAAAAGGTCTTGCCAAAGAATTCTTATTGTTGGAGTGTGAATATGTTATTGAAGATGCTGACTCTGGTGAGTTTTGGATTATGAGTGTCTCTGATGACTTGGGTTACGCAACTATGAATGAGAAACACAATCCTTTATGTAAGAAGGTTTTGATTTCACAGTTCATTGATTACAAGATTAAACACCACGTTGATAATAACTATGACAAATACTCACCTTGGATTTATTTCCCATCTGGTTTGATTGACTTGGAACAGTTTTATCACAAAAGAAAACACGTTCAAAACAAAGTACCTTTAATGTATTTCAGAGGTAATGTTTCACAAAGACCCGCTTTAAAACATTTCTCGGATGAGTTGTTGTATTGTCCCGAAACACCAACAACCCCTGAAGCATACTTCAATGATATGATAGATTACCAAGTGTCGTTGTCTATGGCAGGAGTGGGAGAACTTTGTTATAGAGACATTGAATGTATGGCGATTGGAATGCCATTGATTAGATTTGAGTTCCAAGTTGAAATGCACGAAAAGTTAATTCCAAACGTACATTACATTTCTGTTCCATATCCTGATGATATGCCAAGACACAATGGAGTTGCCAGTGACCGACTATCAGGACCTCACCACGTAAAAATGATTGAGGAAAGATTCAAAGAGGTTGTTGATGACCACGAATTTTTAAGTTATATTTCTAAAAACGCAAGGGAGTATTATGAAAGAAACTTGTCACCACAAAGTAGAGTGAATAAAACCCTTGAAATTTTAGGATTATAATATGGAAGATTTAATTGGAAGAGTAATTAATGGAGATTGTATTGAAGTGATGGCTTCGATGCCTGAAGGTTCAGTGGACCTGATTGTTACATCACCACCTTATGGTGTTGGTATCGATTATGATGTTCACGAAGATGATATGGTTTGGGAGGAATATGTAAAATTTACATATTCGTGGATGGAACAAGCATACCGTGTATTGAAAGATGATGGTAGGATTGCTCTTAACATCCCATACGAAATCAACCGTCAGGATAAAGGAGGTAGAATCTTTATGGTCAGTGAAGTGTGGCAGATTATGAAACAGATTGGTTACAAATTCTTCGGAGTTGTTGACCTTGAAGAAGAATCACCACATAGAAGTCGTACCACGGCTTGGGGGTCTTGGATGAGCCCTTCAGCCCCTTACATCTATAACCCAAAAGAATGTGTTATTTTGGCATACAAAAACAAACACATTAAGAAAGTAAAAGGTCAACCTGAATGGACTGGCGAAATGGGAGAAGTAGAAGGTAAGGATGGTAATATGAGACCAAAGATGATGTATACGGAACAACAAAAACGTGAGTTCATCGATTTGGTTTTCGGACAGTGGAAATACTTTGCTGACACACGAAGTCTAACTAAAGCCACGTTCTCAATGGATATTCCAACCAAGGCAATCAAAATTCTTACGTATAAGAATGACATTGTTCTTGACCCATTCGCAGGTTCAGGTACAAGTTTGGTCGCCGCTGAGACACTTGACAGAAGATGGATTGGTATTGAACTGAGTCCAAACTATTCTAAAGTGGCTCGAGACAGAGTCGGGTTATTCGTAGAACAACGAAGACAACAAGTCATCGATTTCAACAATCAGAACCCTCACTAAAAAAGTGGGGGTTTTCTTTTTAACTTCTTGGTATTTATTGTAAAAGAATTTATGCCTCAAGTAATATTAACGGAATCCCAACTTGAAATCATTAAGAGTGTTATGGTATTGGAAAAAACTTCTGATACTAAAACTCTTAACGAGGACAATTGGAAAAATGATGTGTTAAGTTTGGTTGGGATTGTAGACCCAACAGGAATTGCTGATTTAATAAACGCAATATCTTATTACAGACAAGGCGATAACCTTTATGCCTTTTTATCGTTAATTTCTGTTGTCCCTTACATTGGTGATGCTTTAGGTAAATCTGTTATGGGAGCGATGAAAGTTGGGGGTAAAACACCTCAATTAATGAGAGCGGTATCTAAAGCAGTTGATGCTGGTGATACTGTTAAAGCGCAAAAATATCTAAATCAAATTGCTAAAAGTGAAGGTGCTCTTGGTACTTTCGCAAGAAAAGGTAGAGAATGGGCACCAAAAGTTGATGAATTCATTGACCGTATACCTGGTGGAGCCATCACAAGAGGATTTAAAAACACCATCAAAGAATGGGTAAGACTTTTTAGAGGTGTTGGAACTGAGGCGGCTTCTTTAGCGAAAAGATTACCTACTAAATCTGCTAAACAACAACAAGAACTAATTCAAGGACTTGAGTCGTTAGTTAAGAGAGAAAAATTCTTGGACCCCACAATTTTAAACAAACCAAATTTTTTACAAAGATTTTTTTATGGTGGTGGATTAGGTGCTGGAAGAGTTTCGGACCTATGGAGAAAAGGTAATATGAAGATTAGAGTTTTGATGGGTAAAACCAAATTCTATTTAGGATTCTTAGATTATTTAGGTGTTGCAAATTTTGTTGGACCAGATGAACTTGAAAAAATAGTTGGAGGGGAAGACGAATTATTAGCCAAGATGGAGAAGTATGAAAAAACTCCTGAAGCACAAACATATTTACAAGAGGATTTCCCAAAAGTATCAGATGAAGTTAAAGATGGTGGTAACGAAATGTCTTTAGGTTCACAAAAAATGGATATAATGGGTATGTTTATGAATACATTAATAAAAGGACCAATGACGGCTTAAAATGAAAGAAGAAGTAATATTAAAATTAGTACAAATACAAAACCAATTTAGATTTATACATTGGCAAACTATGTATGACGCAAAACACAGAGCATACGGTAAAGTATACGATAAAATGGGGGGATTCATTGATGACTTTGTTGAAGGTATGATGGGTAAATATGGTAGACCTGAATTTACAGAATCATTCTCAATTATGTTTCAAGACTTAGAATCAATGTCATTACAAAGCTTTATTGATGGTACGTGTGAATTTTTAATTTCACTTACTGACAGATTAGACCCTAAAGTTGATAGCGACTTACTCAACTTGAGAGATGAGATGTTACTATTAATAAACAAATTAAAATACCTATTAACACTTAAATACTAATGAAAAAAGTTATTAGATTAACAGAGTCAGAATTAACTAACTTAATTCGTAAGGTTGTTAGTGAACAGACACAACCTGAATCTTTTTACGTTAAAAAAGCGGAAGAGATTCTTAAAAAAGGTCCTAAACCAACTGAAGCCGGTGCAAAATATTGTTTCACTAAAGAAGATTTAGTTAAAGATATTAAAAACGAAGGTGTGCAAAACATAATGTTGTATAAAATCAAACCTGGTGATAGTTTGAGTAAATTAGAAGATATGACGATGCAAGCGAACCATATGTATAAATTCAATCATTTGTGTAATTTAAAGGCTAAAAATGGGTTAAGAGCTAACGATGTGGTTCTTATGAGTATGTTACCATCAATGTAATTAGTGTGTATGAAAAAAATAATTAAGGAATCAGGTTTAAGAGACATTAAGGCTTTGGCACAAAGATACCCAAAGGCTAAAATATATTTCCACCAAGATTTGGATGGTGTAACAACTGCAATTGCAATGAAAAAATACCTTGAAGATAATGGTATTAAAGTTGTTGATAGTGAGGTTATACAGTATGGAGATAAAGAATTCTCAGTTAAAAAACCTGATGCATCTGGTGATGTAATGCCAGTCTTAGTTGATTTTGCTCACGGTAAACCAATGTTTGTTATTCACACTGACCACCACGACAAACAAGTCGGTGCTGAGAAAGACGCTTCAAAGTCTTTTAGACAGGCAAGGTCAAACGTTGAAACCATTTCACAAATTATCTCACCAAAAGAATTATTTCCTGCTGATGACATTAGATTAATATCAACTGTCGACTCAGCAGACTTTGCCAAATATGGTTTAACAACCAAGGATGTAATCAATTATTTGTTTAGACTTAACAAAGAAAAAGATTTGGCTAGTAACAAAATGTTGTTAGGATTTGTTACAAACAAACTATTGTTGGCGTTCAAAAACAAGAAAGGGTTCCTTGAATACTTGGTTAATGATTCGGAACCATCCTTACTTTCAATATTAAACAACATCAAATCTTGGATGGGTTCCAATACAAGAGAAAAACCTGAGGACCTTCAAAGAAACGCTGAGACCTATATGGACTCAATGAAAGGTCATCCAAATGTTAGGAAGATTGGTAATATCATCGTTCAGTATGGTATGGGTAGTTTAAAAGGTACTGGGTCATATGACCGATACACTCCTTTTAGAAACAATCCTGAAGCTGACTTCTTAATTATTATGTGGCCGTTAGGGTTAGTACAGGCATCTTGTAATCCATTCAAAAAAGATAGAGAACTCAAAGGTGTTAATCTCGGTGAGATTGCACAAGAGGTTCTGGCCAAATGGGAGGGACAACTTAAAGATAGAACAATCCCATTATCAACGATAAAGTATGTGAGTGAATCATCAGTTGGACCTGAATCAGTAGGATTTACATTCAAAGACTTCGATGCAATTTATGGTGGTAAGTTGATGATGATGGATGGTGGTGAAAAAATCCTTGATAAAATTAAGGATATGATGGAAAAACCATACGACCAACTATCTGAAGAAGAAATGCAAATGTTAGATAAGATTGGTATCAACGCTTGGGACTTGATTCAAGCTAACTCAGGTGGACACAAATGTATTACCAACATATCAGGACTTAACTATCTTGGAAGAAGTACAAGACCACCAAGAGGTTCATACAGATACGACCCTGAAAGAGAGGACGCTCCTTACATTAAGTTTGTTAAAATGATTGGTGAGGAATTTTTGAGAAAGTTACAAGAGAAGATTGATGCTAGTCAACAAGAATCTTAATCTCATCACCTTTTTTGATATCGAGTTCTTTTGCAGAACCACCCATAATTTCTAAAATCATTCCACCCTTTCCACAATAACTTGGACAGTCATCTTCTTTACAAGGAGGACAGTCGTGGTGTATCTTAGTTATTACTCTATTATCAATGAATATGATATCAAGAGGAATGACGCAGTTCTTCATCCAAAAACAACTTGAGTCTTCATCCATAAAGAATAACATACCGTTATACTCGTCAGTAAATTTACGACCCATCATACCCATAGCACGACCTTTATTGTCGTGTCTAATCTTCACATTGAATATATTTTCACCTATTTTTACTCTCATAGATATCTATAAATATGAATGATTACAAAAGATACGTCGGTGTACTAGTCAAAGTTGGTGACAAATGCTTACTATGTAAGAGAAATAAGAAGGGTAGTTTCCCTGGTATGTGGTCTGTTCCTGCGGGAAAAATTGAAGAGGGGGAAGAGACAAGGGTGGCAGCTGTTAGAGAATTTAAAGAAGAAACTGATTTAGATTTGAATCCTGATAACTTAAAGTTCACTGGTATGTTACCAAGATTTACGCGTGATGGTAAACACTTCAAGGGACTAATGTATCTATATGAATACAATAGCGATACGGAACTTATACCTGATTTGGAGAGTGCCAAAGACGGTGAGGAACACACCGAATGTGGTTATTTTACCAAAAAACAAGTAAAAAACCTTGAAACAGGAGAAAAATTAAATAAATTGTTAATGAATATACTGTAAGACTTGGTTTTTTCCAATTTTAGCATATATTTATAAAACTCTACCGAAAGGTAGATAATACCCCCAAAAAAAGTTTCATAAACAATTTGACAAGTCCAAAATTTGTTCGTAAGTTTGTGAGACACTCGGAAGAAGAGGAGTAGAATCCTCAAACCCCAAATCCCAAAATGAGTGTTCGAGAGGATATAAGTTTTGGGATTTTTTTTCGAATCACGTTCTTTAAAATATATCGCGGGGTGGTAGCAGTTGGTAGCTCGCAAGGCTCATAACCTTGAGGCCGTCGGTTCGAGTCCGACTCCCGCAACAAAAAAAACTTTTACAAAGTGCTTGACAGATTAAAATAATCTTCTTAACTTTGTGAAACAATTAACGAAACACGTTCTTTTACATATTTGATTATCCTTCTAACCAACAGGTTAGTAAATAAGATAATTGGCCGCCTATGGTCAATAAATAAACCACGAAAGTGGGATAAAGTGGTCTCCGAAGGTTAACGGAGACTGCGGTTCTTTGAACTTCGGTTCTTAGAGCTCGAGTAGGCAAGCGGGATATCATTGTTCCTGAGTAGTCGAGGGTGACACTGTAGACAAAATGGAATGATGACTCAGCGATGTGGGTCGTTGAGTTGAGTTCGGAAGAACAATAAGAATAACTCGTAGAATTGTTGTGAGAAGTAAAGTCATCCAACTTTACAATCACGGGATTCAATATCAGAGGTGTCTTAAAGACGAAAGTCATGTTATCGTACAGGTGGTGCTGTTGGTAACCTTAGTTAGAATCTACCAAGATTTTAATTATGAAGATTTCTTGAAGTATCGAGGTA